AAACGGAGTGTATAATGTTAAAGCAAAGGAGAAATAGATATGGAAGTATTAAAAGACATAAGTCAGTTAACAAAAGGTTGCGGAGTGACATTTATTAAAAATGATAATTTCCACTTCTACGAGTACCTCATGGTACACCCCAATCGTGAAACCTATTATCTATTTATAGATAACTGGTCGCAAGAAGTAGTACGAATATACATTAATGACCTCTTGTCAGGAGATTATTATGTTGGTAAGTACGACCGAATCTTCGTCATGGAAAAGAGAAAAGATTTCTTCAGACGAATGATAAAGAATTGTGATAAAAGAATTGAAGAACTTAAAAGTAAGTAGTTATGACAAAACCTTACAGAATCAAACATAAGGCTAGTGGATTGTACTACCAGCCTGCAATCAATCATAGTAATCTTTCCAAGAAGGGCAAGGTGTACATGACAAATAACTCACTATTGATGATAAATGATAGCTATGATTATATAGATATTAGTGTTAGAAAAGGCACGAAGGTACATGATATTTTAGAAAAAGAAATGCCTTTAAAAGGTATAGAACGTTCCTATGGTGCAGAAGTTTGTTATCTTGTTCCAAAGAGTGAATTTGAAAAAGAAGAATTAGTATAGAAAAGAATATGTTTGAAGATATTGTTGCCGAAGGCAATATAGTTGTGATAGATAATGATTGGATTGTGTTATGTAATCGTTGGAAACCATGGTATCACAATCTCTTCTGCTATCTTTATCTTCACAAGGAAGATAAGAATTTAATGGTAGGCTCTCATTTTACGATGACCGAGGATAAAAAGAAATCTACTCGGTTGGCTACCAACGAGGAGCGTCTTATGCTTTTTGAAGAAATGTTCAAGTATGGAATTGCTTTCGATAAGCACGACCATCATTTGATTGGAAAGTTATGATAATTGTAAGATAAAATAGTGTATGGAGAAACGAATAATTTTAGACGAACAAGATATGAATGAGTTTACAAAGATTTTCGCAAAGACAATAGAAGATGAAGCTATCAAACAGATAGAAACCCTATCTAATAGCGAGGCTTACAATAGTTGTAAAATAAGAATAATGCCAGATTGCCATGCAGGTAAAGGATGCACTATTGGCACGGTAATAGAGCTTGATAACAGAGTAGTTCCTAACACTGTTGGAGTAGATATAGGCTGCGGCATGAAAGTCGTAAGACTTGGTAAAGTTGATATTGACTTGCAGAAATTTGATGAAGCAGTCAATAAGTTGATTCCGTCTGGTTTTAATGTCAACGAGGGAGAAGTATCAGCCTACATAAACGGATTGGTTGATGGTTGTATGTTTGGCAAATTCCGTGCTTGGGATTGTCTTACCAGCATGGAAATAGTATATCGTTCTGTTGGAAGTCTTGGCGGTGGCAATCACTTTATTGAGTTAGATGCAAATGAAGAAGGAGAGAAGTTTCTTGTGATACATACAGGAAGTAGAAACCTTGGTGTTAGGGTATGCAACTATTACCAAAAACTTGCCTACGAGTATTGTCGTAAGAAAATAGCTGATAAGTCTGAGGTTATTGCCAAGTTGAAAAGCGAAGGAAGAGAAAAGGAAATACAGAGTGCTATCAAGTTGTTAGGTACTAGAAATATTAGCAAGGAACTTTCTTACTTGGAGGGCGATTTGCTTGATGATTACTTAAATGATATGCGTATAGTTCAGAAGTATGCCGAGCATAATAGAAGAATTATAGCTAACAGACTCGTCAATGCTCTAGGTGTGGATATTGACCCAAATTCAGACAAGCATTCTTTTACAACCATTCACAACTATATAGATACAGACAAGGGCATATTGCGAAAAGGAGCTATCAGTGCAAAGAAAGACGAGATTGTCATTATTCCTATGAATATGCGTGACGGTTCTCTTATCTGTAAAGGTAAAGGAAACAAGGAATGGTTATGCTCAGCCCCACATGGAGCAGGTAGATTGATGTCTCGTACACAAGCGAAGAAAGAGTTATCTATGGATTCTTACAAGAATGAAATGAATGGTATTTATTCCACATCAGTTTGTGAAGAAACCATTGATGAAGCACCTATGGCATACAAGCCAACCGAAGAGATTGTTGAGTTAATCAAACCTACGGTTGATGTCATTGATGTTATTAAACCAATTTACAACTTTAAAGCAAAATTATAATGAGCAAGGAAATATTTGACTTCTCGGAGGCTCTGAGAAGAATGAAGGAGGGAAAGAAAGTGAGAAGAAACGGCTGTTATTTTAGTTTGTCTATAAACAAGTATAAAGAAATATCCATCTTGTACCAACAAAGTTCCATAGAATCATTCACCCATGTTGTACCACATTATTGGCATTTCTTCTCCTTGGATGATATTCTTGCAACAGACTGGGAGGAGGTGGAAGAATGAAGAAGAAAATATTGACCCTCACCATCAGCAAGCAATGGTTCGACATGATTGCTGACGGAAGAAAGAATGAAGAGTATCGGGAGATAAAGC